CTGCATGGAGCGCAGTCTTAATCCCGCGTACTGGCCTTTGATTTGCTGCGCGGTCGCGGTTTCGCTGGCGAACGAGGTGCCTCGGATGATGTCCGAGATGCCCGTGATTTCGTAAATCTGGCTTTTGATGTCCTCTCTAGCTCGGTAGCAGTTAAGTAACGCATTTGCGAGCGTGTCAAGCGGGAGGAGGTCAATGCTTCCTTTAAGGCCGCCCTTTTCGCTGAAAGCCATCCACTTATCAACTGGAATAAGCGCATTGTTGTCGCCCTCTGTGAGCAAGCGTTGCAAAGCGGGCTGGCTGGCGTCGTACACGCCACGCACACGCAGCGCCTTTACCAACCCGTCAATGCGGTCGGAGAGAATGTCCAACTCCATCGCCTGATCTTGGTACAGCACAAAGTCGGGAACGGGTACGAGCGTGTCGCTGGTCGTCGTCGCATAAAGCGGTTTCGGGCAAGGGAAAAACCCCTCAAGGCCGAGCGGGTCGTCGCGCACATCAATCATCTGCGGCATACCCTTGCAGAACCAATAGACCTTTTGCGTCTCTTTGTCCCACAACTCGCAAATCTTGGCGCGGTTATAAGTGCGCTTGCTCTCGTTGTAAGCGTTAAGCGGCTCTGGCCCTTGGTCTAGCGGGATGCGGCGTGCCATTTCATCGCCAAACCGTTCTACGAGCGCCTCACGGGTCATGTAGACCCAGCGCCACACCTGCCCCACTTCTTCCCATGTGCGGGCCTGTGAGTGGCCAAAATCGCGCCAATGAACGTAATCCACCGGGGCGCACTCGTACTCAATTTGCTCCATCGGCTCGGACATTTCGCCCTGCTCTACGGCAGAGGTGACCGATACGCCGTCATCGTCAATGCCGATGGGCGAGGTGTGCGGTTCATAGCGCACCCATGCGCTGCCGCGACCGCCCAAGAACCGATCCTCCACGCTGTATTTCATCGTGGAACGGAAGTCAGGGTAATGCTCAATTTCAAAGTCAATCGCACGCTCAAGGAGCTGCGCAGCCACGCGGCCCACCGGGTCGTTGTCACCAAAGCGGCGGCTGATGTCAGCCTTGGGCAGTTTGGCGTAAACGGCAGGCGTCAGCGTCTGCACGTTTGACCACAGGATGTTGAACTTGGCCGATTCGGTCAGCGTCTGCCCACGGGTATCGTCCCGGTAACGCTTGATGATCTTCTTGGTACGCGCCGTCCATTTGGCAAATTCGTTGTCGTACTGCCCAACGATCTTGAGGTAACGATCCACCTCGCTGCTGACGAGCATCGGTTCCATTACGCTTTCCCCTCATTGCGGGCGCTGATCGCTCGGGCCTTGGCCTTGGCGTCCTCTTTGCTAGAAGCACCCCAAGCCTTTAACGCAAGCGCGAGGCGTGTGGGTTCGCCGTTCTTCGCCATCGGCCCCGGCATATTGCCCATGCGGGCAAGGAAGCTGGCACGACGCGGGTTGTCGCCTTTCTTGACAGGAGGCTTGAGCGTGCCGCCCGTCTCGGCCTTGTACGAGGCACGGCCCTTGGCGTTTAGCCCGCCCTTTGGGTTCTTGCCCTCGCTACGCTGCCATGCGGCGGTCATTTCTTGCCCTTGTTCTCAGGCTTGGCCGTCTTGGCCGCCTGCTTAAAGTCAGCGGCGGTCGGGCGTCCAGCCTCACCGGGGCGCTTCATACGCTCGCCAGAGCCAGCCTTAATGCGCTCCTGCTTGGCTAGGATGTTGGCATAAAGCCCGGGTTTGTTGTTCATGCGGTGAAGAACCCGACAGCCAGCACGGTCACGCCTGCGCCGGTCGTGATCTTCCACGGGCCAGAGGCCGATGCGGCGTTGATCTCAAGGCTATAGACGCCGACGGGCGTGTTGGCGGCCATTGTTAGCACCGTGGTGCTGTTATCCAGCACGCTCAACGTGGAGGTGCCGGTCGCCGTGACCGTGACCACGATGCGGTGCAGGTAGTCGCCTACCGCGCCCGACCCGCCCAACACCTGCGCGGTCTGGGAGGCGGCCACAGTCTCGTAAGGGTATCTATTCGGGGACGTAATGCTCATATCCGCGCTCTCCGCGAGGTTGTCCGATCATGCACCGCCCACATATCGTTAAGCGTGACGGTGTTCTGTGGGCCGACCATGAGCGGTTTAGGCTCAAGGGCCGGGGTCTTGTCAGCAGTCTCCTGCCATGATACCGCAAGCATACGAAATGCGTCAGCCGGGTGGCTAGTCCAATCGTGACGCGGTGACTGACGATAGGCTTTTTTGTCCTCGTCGTACTCGCGCTGATACTGACGCAACGCCTCAATGCCATCGCGGCATTTCTCGGCGTCAAACCAAATGCGCGGCAACGTCATGCGCACCGCTTGGATGCCTGACTGCACGCCAATGTCGGGAACAACAGCGAGTTTGGCGACATCCAGATGCACCGCCAGCTGCTCAATGATGCTCTTGCCTGTTTGCAAGCTCTTAGCTCTGGCGTCGTGCGGTAAGTAATGACGGGCGTATCGGTATGGCTTTGCGGTCACCATCCCTGCAATGTCGTAAATGTCAGCGCCCGAGACAGCGTAGAAGTCTATAACGCGGATTTCCCCGCGCCCGATTTGGTAGAACCATATTGCCGTGTCGTCCCGATACCCCAAATCCCAACTGCTGTACACAGGCAGGTTGGGGTCGTATGGCACCTGACAAATGCGGCCTTGCTGGTCGGCCTCGCGCATTTCCTTGCCGTAAAAAGCGCCGAGGATTGCGGCTTCAAACGAAGTCTCGTATTCCTGCAAATACTGATCCTCGGCCAATTGCGCCCGTGCGGCGGCTAGTTCGCCGCTAGGGAGTAACCCGCTGCTGGATGCGGGAAGGCGCAGCAGGAACCACTCGCTAGGGAGACGAGTGGCTGTTTCGTAAATCTCCCAAAAAGCGTTCTTGCCCTTGGGCGTACCGCCAAACACCGCCCACCCTTGTTTGTCCGAGAGGGCGGGGCGTATGACGTTGCCGAATACGCTCGGCTTAAAGTCGCCGTATTCGTCCATGTATACGCCGGAGAATCCGAGGCCGCGCATGGCGTCAGCGTTGTCAGCGCCGTAGAGGCGTATCTGACTGCCGTTAATCAGCGTAATCGTCAGTTCTTGCTCGTTCTTAGACTGCGTAACGCTCTGCGCAAATTCTTGGAAGTATTGCCATGCAACTGCTTTGGCCTGACTACGGTAGGGGGCGATGTAGGCAAACAGACCCCGATCACCTTGGTAGGTGATGGCGGCTCGGATGATGTCGTTAACGGCTGCGACGGTCTTGCCTGCGCGTCGGTGGGCGACAAGGCAGGCCCAGCGTTGCGTCCTGTCGTGAAACGGCATGAACGCCTTGCGTGGGCGGTAGGGGATGATTACTCGGGAGCCATCCAACTCACTTGCACCTTGATCTTGTCGCCGTTCTGCCCGGTCAGTTCATGGCGGGCGAGTTTCGGCACATGGTACTCAATGACATCCATCATGCAGCGCCATGCGGCTTCTGCGCCTTTTGTCTCGTAAATTTCGTCCAGCCAGAGGTTTAGGCGATGGGCGTTGCCGTCTACCAGACGGGCAATGGCCTCTCTCGCCTCTGCGGTTGCCTTGTTGGGCGATCCTTTAGGTCTTGGCATAGGGCTTATTTATGCACATTTGAAACAATAATTAAAGAGTCAGCGTTTTTGGCGCATAAACTTGGGTGGATCATCCTCATCAATCACCGCAATGACCGGAATTCGCTTCTTTCCTAGCGCGTCTAATGCGTCAATGCGGTGCGATCCTTCAAGAATGTAGTTTTGCGTGCCTGAATACACAACGATTAGCGGCGTAATTTCCTTGGATTCTGTTATCTGGTCAGCAAGGTTTCGGGTGCGACGGTCTAACTTGTCTACGTTGCCCGTAAGCGGGCCTGCCTCGCCAAAGTCAGCGATAGACACCGACCGGATACCCGGCAAAACGGTGTAATTGTCTAGCGATGCTTTGATTGACCCGACATTTGCGACCTCTGGCCTTACTTTCAGCCCGTCTACTATGTCACCGGGCTTGACCTCTGGCGCATCAAACGCTGTTTCTAGTTTGCGTGGCGCAGCCTCTAACGCCTGTGCGATCTTCTGCCGTGGGGCTTTCTGCCCGTCTCGCTCCAATATGCGTACTTTCTTTTCCTCGCCGGGGAACACGACAAAGTTACGGGTGCCACTACCGCCTTGGCCTCGGCTGCCTGCGTCTTGATATTTAACACCAACCAACCCTTTGTCTTTTAGGAATTGGGCAACTTTTGGCATTTCGCCGCCTTTTGATGAACCAAACCCTTCGTAAATCCATTTGTGCATTGCTGCGCCAGTTGGATTTCCAAATGTTTTTTCTAAGTCTTGCGCTGAAAACCCACGCGAACCCATTTGTTTCACTAATTTTTGCGCTTGAGGGCTGTTACGCCAGTCAGCCCATGCCTTTTGCACAAACTCCGGCTGTTCACTTAACGGCTTATCCCAATCCAGCATACGGTCAATCATTTCGTCAGGTAGGTCGGCTTTGTAAAGTGCGCCGGGATCTCGGTAAAAACTTTCGGGTTTTAACGTTGCGGCTGCTTCTGCAATTTGTCTGTTGCCTAATGCTTCTTTAGCAATTCTGTCTGCAAGTTCTGGATGATTTTTTGTAAACGCCGACATTTCGTTTGCGGCGTCAATCCAATATTTTTGCGTGGCGGCGATAGCCGCATCGGGTGTCATCCCGTTTTGAATGTTTCTTACTGTCATGTTATGCGCTTGAGCCAAAGGGCTATCTGACGGGTGGCTTTGCAGTTTCGCACCGTCAACAGTTACGTTTTTAGAAAGCGCATCTCTGTAACCTTGCGCAACAGCAGGACTTTCGGCCAAGTACACGCCATGCCCGTAAGCCTGCGCCCCCTCACCCGTGCCGATCTTGCTGGCGTCAAACTCACCGAGCGGGTTGGCCTCTGTAGCCGGGAAGCGGTGCGGGGTGCCGTGATATACGTCCAGTTCCTGCATCACCGGGCCGCCCTTGCGTGGGCCGATCATTTCGCCAATGACCTCGCCCGCGCCTAACGGGCCGCTGCCGACTTTCTGGGCGGTGTAGCGCAAAGCGTCAGCAATGATGCTCGGGTCGCGCACAACGGCTTTAACGCCCTCGTATGCGCCTCTAGCTGCGCCGATGGGGTCGGTCACGATGCCCTTGACCCCTTCTAACTGATTGGTCAGCCCTTCACCGATGCCAATGGATAAGTTTTCTAAATCTCGTCGGAGGTTTTGCGAGGGAACTGGGGTAGGCAGTTCTGCGCCGGGGACTGGCACCGATTCCATCATGCGCCGACGGCGCTCTTCCTCGGCTTGTCTGTAGGCGAGGGCAGCAGCAAGGCGGCTGCGGTCAGCGGCCATTTACTTAAAACGCTCCAGCTTATAACTTAGGGCAGCAATCTCGCCCACGATCTCGTCAATGATGTTCTGTAGGTCGGTGTCTTTCGGCAGGTCTTTGCGGATGCCCTTTACGAACGTCAGCAGGCTGTTGGCGTAGGCGGCGGCGTCCTTTTGTACCTTAAACCCGTCAGGATAGTCGTCTAACGGGATGATGCCGTAGTGACCCTGATACGCCTCGGCGTACTGGTCGGCCAAATCCACGATGTTCTCGTAGTAATGCCCGAGTGCCTTGTGGGCGGCATAGCTCGCCGTCTGCAAATGCAGGAAATGCGCGGCGGTGCTGCTATGCAGCAATACCCCGACAAATTCGGCAGCGTCTTTATGCGACATAGAACCTCCGCATTGCGAGGGTAATGCGAGGCTACTGGCTCGTCAACCGCACGACGCTGTGCGGGACGACCATCGCCAACGTGGACTCATCGGGCAGCCCGTGCTTTTCCAGCAGTTCCTTTTCGGCGGGGTACACCAGCATCGCCCCCTCGTACTGGAACATTTGCGCGTTGGCAACGCCCTTTTCCACGCCCTCAAAGTCATCCAGCACCACGACCGTGTTGCCGTGGGCAATCTCTGCCAATAGCCGAACATCTTTTGGGGTCAGCCTGCCGTCCAGAAATATCAGGTCGGCCTTGACCTTGTTTTTCAGCATATCCTCAAACATCTCGGTGCTGCCCTTCATCGGATACTGGTTAACCTTAAACGGGAGCTTAATGTCGTTGCTGTAGTCGCAGGTGTAAACGGTTGCCCCGCTAGAAACGAGCGCGAGCGTGGACTTGCCGATGTAGGTGCCAACCTCTGCTACGACCTTCGGCTTAAACGCCTGCACGGCGCTGTAAAGACACCAGAACGCCGAGAGGCTGATGCTACCCGTCGGTGCCTGCGCGGTCGTGCGTAGCGCATCCAGCATATTGAGCTGATCTACCCACGGGATTTTTGGCTGGCTCACCGTGTTTTCCAGCAGCGTTTCCCAAATGATGCGGCTCGTTCTTTTGCGATTTAAGTTAATCATGCTAATTTCTCCCTATGTCAACTTTCGTGTTTTTCCACGTTGGCACCGATCTTTCTATGCCAACGGCTATGGTGGCGTCGCTTAAAAAGCACAATCCCGGC